TACCCGTCGTTGTCAAACCTATATGTCAATTCCAGGACCTTCCTGATGGCCTTCTGCACGAAAATAACGGATTGCCCAATGACAATCGGGCGGAGATTCGAGGATCCCTCTGTTGTCTCAAGTGCTGGCTCTATCGAGCTGGGCGTGATGGGGTCGGTCGTGCTGGAACTTTTAACGGTCCACTCTCCGCCCTGGGTTCCGGCTGTTAGATGTCGGGCGGATTCCAGCCATCGAATGACGTTTACTTTTTTCGCCAGGAGAGGCCGTTTGATGGACGTGTCCGCGTCTGATCCTTTCGAGAAATTCTCATAGTCTTCAACCACTGAGCCCCATAAGTATATCCCGCGGCCAAACCACATCCGGCCTTGGTGAAAACAAAGCGCGTCCGGATAACCGTCCGTGTTGTTCCAGTCTTCATCCTCCAGGGTCCAGGTGGTTGAGCCTGTGACGGCTGTTAATTCGATAAAGACTTGCCCGGTTATGCTCGCCGCGCTCCCAAAAGCGGTTATCAGGACAAAGCCTCCATTGATGGCAATATACTTGCCCACGTCGGCCGATCTGAAAGCGTTCAGAGTACAGGTAAGGGTAATCAACGCCTCGGCCGGTCCGGTTGCGCTCGGGGTCAAGGTTCCTGATGGGGTTCCGGTGATATTCCAGGCGCCCGACGCGATTGGGTTAGTGTCTGGAAAGGCATCAATAATGTCACAAGTGCAAGTTGTGATGGGCTGCGGGCTTGCGCCAACAGCCGTAATGACGGCCCGGCTCGCTCCGTAAATGAGCTGCCGGCCTACGTCCCCGGTCAGAAAATAGGCGGTCCCGGCGGTGAAGGTTTTACCGGTTCCTGATGTGGCGCCCGGGGTCAGGGTCGTGGCAGGGTAAACAGGCTTTTCACTTGTGGCCGGTGCTCTGAAATTGATGGCCTGCAAGGTCCATGCGGCGTGGCCTGTTCTGGAAAGTTTAGCGGTTGGGTAATCAATGTGAGCAATATAGAGCACGTCCGCGCTCTGCGCAAACTTTAGGTCAAACAGGTCCGCTTCCTGGTAGGGGCTCGCTATCTCGTAAGGGTCTGGCCCGTCAAGAATCTGGCCGTGCTTCATGTAGAATCTGGTGTATTCATCCCCAAATTCGATAATGTAAGCCTGGGTATCGGAAAATTCGAACGTGTAAAGCCTCACCCGGGAAGCGTGATTCTTAACCCCTGTCACGAAATACGTTCCGGGTCTCATGCTGGCCCCGCCCTGGGGAAATATAATGGCGTTCTCCAGGACCTCGCATCCTGAATGATACTTGGCGAAATCACTTCGCCCGGCCATTTTTGGAGAGAGCTCGCCGGCGTTGAAGCTGTTTACAATCGGGGACAATGAGGCCATGTTTTTACTCGTCTTTGCGTTAAAGAGTCTTAGGGTCCTAGAGTCGTTGAGTCATAGAGTTAAGGGACACTAAGACACAATGACACAAAGACGCTAAGACGGTTTTTTTATTCATGACGCTATGACTCGCTTTTAATACCTCGCGCTTAGCCAAGAACTGGTCATGTCAGGCTCGGGGGGGGATCCCTCTTGAGCGTTGATTGTTCTGGCATCCCGTAAGGCTTCCTTAAAAAGAGCGTATCGCGTTTCTGCCAGCTTGGCGCTTTGGGCGATAGAGTAAGCCAGATCTGACGCGATCAGGCATGAGACAGCTCGCCTCAGAAGGGCGTCCCATTGCGTGACGTCTTCGACTTTGGCAATGTAAAGGATATTGGCCGTCTCCTCGTCGGTAAGGAGCAAGCGGCCTTCAACGGTGAAACGGAGTTCCGGCGAGTCCATTTCGAGCACTCTCAGGCAATACGGATTCGAAGGAAGCTGGTACTGAAACGCGTAACCAAAGGCCGGGGTGCTGGTCAGCATGGCAAGGGACGCCCGGGCAAGACAGCATTTCCATGGGTGGCACCTCTGCACGCTCTCAACGATATCATGCCATATCTGTTTAGCTTTCCGGGCCTGGGTGCTCGCCTCATCGATGCTCATGATCTCGTCTGCCCCTATCAGAATCAGGGCTTGATTGACTACCTGCACCTGGCTGCTCATGAATTACCTCGCTGACAAATAAAATTAAATCTCCGGTCGCTTTCCTCGTTCGGAATCCGGGTGACCTTCGACCAGAATTCAGTAAGGGTCCCTATCCACCACTCAGGCGGCTCGATCGTGGCATGAATGTCTCGGTTGCATCGGTGCTCCTGCCAACCGATGATGTCACAAAAGAGATTCGCGCAGGTCGCCCATATTTCGTATAAAACATCGACAATCTTATCCCTTGGTATGAGCTGTAAGGCACCTATACAAATTCCCCATTCTGACTTAGGGAAATCCATGGGCAATCCCCAAAGAGTCGCATGGGTGAACGAGAATTCTGCGGGGGTGTACTTGCGAAGCATTTCCCGGGCCTCTGCCTCCAGGGCGTTTTCAGCAATGTCGACCATGTGGACATTGTAGCCCGCTTTTCTCAGCGCGACGGCGCCGCGGCCTGTTCCGGAACCGTAATCGTTTATCGTGCATGGTCTCCCTGTCAGCTCCATGATCAAGGGCACGCGTCTTTCGCCGGCGCTTCCGTTGCGGTAATTGCCGTTAGGTCCCCAGATTTCCACCATGTTCTTTTCGAGTTCCTGGGCTTGCTCGTCTATCCATGCGTAGGCCATTCCTCGCTCGGTCCTCCTAACCATTCCCGGGTGCGGCCTGACATCGATCGCACGCGGTCCTGAAAGTATTCCTTTGCAATTTTCTTCCACTCCAGCTCGATGTGTTCATGAAGCAAATCCGATGTTTCATTTCCGGGCGGGTCGTAAATGTGGCCCTGGCCGTCCATGGGGATCCCTGCAAGGATGATTTTATTGTACCCCAAGGCTAACCCGACCATGACAGCCAGGAGCCCGGATGTTCCGTTGATCCCGGATGGCATGTCCCAAACAACGTCAGGGCGCTCGTAAACAACCGGAGCACGGTAGGAATGAGTCAGAAAAGGAGCCTCGTCCCTGCCCTGATAAAGTTTTCTCAGTTTTCGCCAATAATCGAGCTCGGGGGGGTGCATGGATACGGCGTGGTGAATTCGGTCCTTAAAAAACAATACCATGCCGTTGATGGCTATAATGTCCGCCTGGGTCCTGGTGAAATAAGGCAGGGCATAAACATCCTGCCAAACGCATCTGGCAGTACCCAAGACTAGGGCAAGCCCTTTGAAGCCTCCAGCGCAGGCCGGGGGATCCCCCCGGCCTGTTATGCCGTTTACAGTCCAGGTCATTTTTAGGCCCGGAGTTTTAGGATGAAAGTATCAATCCGGACGGCTGATCCTTCTCCGCCGGCCAGCTTGAGCACAATGGGAATATCCACAAGAGTGGCGTTCTTGTAGCCCATGCCCAGGCTTGCGCCGGCGCGGGCGGCCCACAAGAGTAACGCCGACGTTGAAGCGATGGCCGCCATGTAACGGTCATCGTCGCCGGCGTCCCCAAGCTGCAAGGTGGTGCCTGATCCCAGGGTCGCCGGGATCGACACTGCGCCAAGAAGATATGTCTCCCCGGGTTTCAATATCCCAACATTAACGACGGTCCCAATGGGTGAGGATGATGGGAGGGTGTAATAATCCCACTCCGCGATGACGCGCCCGTCGTATTCCGGCCCCAGGTACGTCCCCACGGCCGGGGCGATTGCTTTTGCATAATTTGTTGCATCTGCCATTTGAAATTCCTCCGTAATTTAGCTGAAAGTTGAAATCCGAAAGCTGAAAGCCCTTTGAGCTTGGACCTTTCAGCTTTGAGCGAACCAACGAGGTTCGTTGGCTTCTTAAGCGTGGTACGTTCCAACCTCCACCACTTTCTTTTCGTCTGTCCTGGTGCATCCGATAGACATGCTGTAGTGAGGCTGCCAAGCGTTGTTCTTGTCCGCTCTCTGAGAGATGACGGCTTGGATGTCGCGGCCGACTCCCAAAATCATCCCGTCTTCGATCCAGGCAAGGCAAAGCCTGACCTTAGTGCTGGTGTTATAGGCCAGCTTCTCGGTCTGGTGGAACTTGAAACCCATAAAGGTATCAATCTGGCCGGCGGCCAGAGCTTTGACGGTGTTGTAATCGGCGCTCTTGACCTCGACTTCGTTCAAGAGATCGGCCACTTCGTCTGCAGCGACAACGATGTGCCGGGGTCCGTCCAAGTCCTCGGATTTGTCTAGAATTTTCTTGGTTCCGAGAAGCTTCGTCATGCTCATCCCGGTTGATGCGTTGGCGATCTGGTTTGCGGCCAGAAAGCTTGTCACGGTCGTTCCGTCTTCACCCGTGTAAGATGAAGAGTTGGCGGCCGCTATTAGGGCATCATCCATGGCCCGGCCCATGGCAAAGGCGGCGTTTTGGCTGTACGGGCTCGTGGGGTCAGCCAGCATTTTGACCTTATCCAGGTCGTCGATGAGGTCGGCCCAATCGTAGTCAGCCAGGTTCAAGAGGCGCCTTCTGTGCGGAGTGGAAATCAGCGGGGTGTCTGCGTGCCGGTTGGTGCGTTTCCTGGCGCTCGTGGCGTCAATCTGGTCGTGGAAATACTTCTTTCCTACGATCCCGGTCTTGAGTCCCACGGAGGTTCTTAAGCGGGATCCTTTTTGCTGAGCCAAAATCTGGATGTTGTCAGAAAATTGGCTTACGAATGCTACGGTTACTTCAAAGCTCATTTTGCGGTTCCTCCTATGAAAAAGTGTCGTTGTGTCATTGCGTCTTAGGGTCGCGGACCCCTAGGGTCCGTCTGGGTCCCTAAAACGTCACTTCTTCGGTCGGACTCCCCGCGAAAATGAGCGGATCCTGCCTCGCAGTTGGCGGCCTGCTCTGCCGGATCGGACTTACCGATCAATGCACCGGATCTCAGGAAGCTCAAAGTAAGAAGCTGAAAGCTGAAAGTAAATCCCCTTGGAGCTTTGAGCCTTGAGCTTCGGGCTTCTTCCGATTGCCCGGAAATCAAGCCAGCTTGCAAGTCCCTTGCTTGAACTCGTTCACCAGATCGTCAAACGCTTTCGCGTGTTGCTCTAGGACCTCCTCAATGGTCCATTCCTGCAAGGTGCCAATGATAATTTCTTTTCCCAACCAAGTCTTTTTGATGAC